GTTTAGGCCCGGCCCCTGTTACAAACCAATATGCACCAGCCTCCACAATGTCATCCCACCAAGCTTTTGGTTTTGCCTGGTGGGAGGCCATCACCGACATGAGGCAATCAGCAAATGGCCCAAGTACGGGAACACCAGAGTTTAACAGGCTTTCAAGTATGCCGACAGTATATAGCCTCCTATACCATTCAATAGGCACTAGGATTCGGCTTATACACCCTACGGTGGCTAGAACTTTGTCCCACAGCCGCACATACCGCGGCCCATCGGCTAGGTTAATAAACCTTGCCTGACAAAATTCAACATGATCACATCTCTGGCAATCTCACCGACGGCTCCTTCGAACCCAAACTCCGCATAAGCATCGGGATTCCACAAGTGCAAATCACTCGCTTCCATGACGATGACACCATCATCCCCGTTCACCAAGCAATGCCACTTTTTAACGCCACAGCGCTTCATCACTATGGCTTGTAGCATCACATGTATTAGGGAGTTGCCAATACCGGTGTTTTGATCACCAGACCGCCGTGACCCGACACTTTTATATTTATGCCCACCGCGTGTCCACCCCGAGCCCACCAATTGGTAGCTCAGCAAACGAGACAATTCGCGGTTTTTCCCGGACATAATATAATACACTAAGTGCTCCACCTTTAGTGCATTAACACTCACATGGGCATCCCACCGCTTGCCATCCCATCCGATTTCCACCGGGTTTGAGAAATGCGATCGGACTTTCTCCAATAACAGGGCACAACCTTTAGGATTTAGACCTTTAGCGATTAACCGTTCACCAACGGGAAACCACTCGGCCATCCTCTTACCCCGAGGCTTTAAACCCATCAGTCGATGCTCCATTGGCTTCAACCAGGTTGCCAGCCTAAGGGTATAGGGGTACTTCCTGAATTGGATAAGGCGTGGATCCTTATAGTTCTCTTGAACCATATTCACCACACTACCCATCCGAGTGTTTTCCTTCTTGACAAAAGCCGTGAGTTTGGCATGCACAGGCAATACACCAGTGGCCTGCAGCTCTTCCAGAGCAATGCGGTACCGGTTTTTGCGCTGTGCCCCCCTCGTTGCTTTAATGACGTCTAGTTCTGTCAATTGCTCAACAGTACCCGCCGCAGCAGCGATGGTATAAGCCAACTCCTTCGGCCAGGGAGCAGAAGGAATAACATCAACAATGTGCCTGTTGTGCAGAGCAACAAGCTCATTGTGCTGACACCCTGCATAGCGTCTCACCCGCCAGTGGTCAAGAAGATCTCCAAATGGGGCGGAGCTCCACTTTATCAGACATGGCTCTTGCCTCGCCTGAACGATGGACGCATCCTTTTGGAGAGTCTTGAGAGGTACTCTCCCGAGACAAACTTCGGAAACCACTAACGGGCAAGGTCGTTTCCCCGCCATCCATAGGGTGCAGTTTGGGTTTTGGCCCTAATAAAGAACAACTTGGACCAAAACCCCTGGGGTTTACGCCATATGCCACCCAACCACTGGTTGGTTCGCTGCACATACCGCCAAACAGCCGGTATTTCCAGCAGTTGCCTGAGCATCTCATCGGTCGCATCAGGCAAAACTGCAGCAGCTATGGCATGCATCATGACGAAAAACCGCCATTCTTCACTCTCACCTTCCAGCTCTTGATCCTTAAACCAGATTTTACACTGGTTCTTCAAGAGGCTAGTAGGTTAACGTCCACAACCCGGAACGCAGCAGACGTTTTGAGAGCATAAACCAACTCCCTCGGCTTGGCTATACGCTGATCTAGAGGCCACTTACTCATCAGGGCAACCCACGAGCCATCATTGGCTATGCTGGCCTGAAACTGAGAAATGATCTCTCGAGGCGTAACATAACTCCCTCGCAGAGTGGTTGCCCTAACTTCTTTGTCCAGAAGTTGTAGCTCCCCTGCTCGGCGATCTAATACTAAGGGATGGGCCTTAACCCATGACTCCCCAAGTATACTCGCCAATAGAGAGTTCCGCACGACGACGGACCGCCAAACCGGGTCATCCGGGGTGCCATGCAAATTATCATAACCACCGCCGTAGCTGTTGACAGGGCTCAAATCACCATTGGCCTTCTTGATCAACCCTTTCAGGTCGACCTTCAGTACCCCCGACTGAACAACATAGTCGTATATATCCCTTGACGGGATATCATACTGGTTGCACAATTCGGCGAGACTGGAGTTAGCCATAGCTAGCCTAGCCACAACATGCCCAATGCGGTAGTCAGTTTCACTCGCATGACTCAACCACGCACTCACAAACCCGGATACAGGCACAACAGCTCGTGAGATGACCGTATGGGCCTCAATTGGTCCAGACTCAGTATCATTCCCATAAGGTGTTGCTTGTATTTCATCGGCATCTGGGAAGTCTTCCTCCCAATCCCCATCACCCGCCGCTCTTCTTGCGAAAGCTGGTTCGGTGAATTTGGGTTTTAGCCAATGGTCCTGCATCATACGGTCCCACGTAAGAGGACCTAACGGGTCTGCTTTCTTCTTGCCAAACATGCGCTTTAGCCATGAAACGGCTACATCCGCACGCTTAATCTCGGCATCCAGAAGAGTAGAGAACGTGGTAAAGGATTCGGTATTCCACGGGTTGCCAGGTACCCATTCCCAAATCCGGCGAGGCCCGGAACCCCGCCACTCCCAGCGTCCGGCAGCGCTGGGCCTGGCACAAAACGAGCAATTTACTGCTCTTGATCGCCAACCGGAACCACATCCACAGCTTCGCACTCCTTTTCGGAGGAGGGAGCAGACCTTCGCGACGGTATGCCGCCAGAACTGCTTCCAGTAGCTGAGGACTTGGTTATAGTCCGGCTGTCGTAATAGGCAGCAGACCTGGCCGCCTTGGCTGCTTCCCTCTTCGCCTTTCCACGGGCGAGGTCGGCTTGAATCTTTTCCTCCTTTTCGCGGAGTTTCTGGGCTTTCGCCTCTTGACGATCCAGTCTTGCCTTTTCCTCGCGCGCGTCTTCCTCGAGTTCCTGAGCTGGTGTCAGATGAGTCTGTGGTCCCGTCGGAATGTGGAGGCGCGCTCGGTTGTAGTCCAGCGGTTCCTCCACATATTCCTGCCACTCCTCCTCGTCCGTGCCCCAGGCACTCAAGATCGGCGCAGATAGGGGGGCTTGGGTCTGGACTGGCTTCCTCGATACAGTCCTCACCTCCAGCCCTTTCCACTTGGAGGCAGCCTCCTCCTGTTGCACCGGGGCAGGGGGAGGCGTGGCATTTCCCGACGCTTCACCCTGAACATCCCCGGAGATCTCCACCACTTCGTCGGGCTCTGAGTGGACAAGAGCTTCGACGAGTTTTGGCACAGCATTCTCCCGAAGGGCCTGTTGGCTTCGCGTCTCAGCAGCCTCAGCGGCTATCCTGGCCTTTTCAGCCCTGGAAACTTCCGCCGACTCTAGCTTCTGTGCTTCAGCTTTCTTGGCCTTTTGGATTTCCTGCCGATTCCTGACGACTGGCTCGTCACCGGCAGGTTGCTTTTGTGCCTTCTTTGGCTTGGCCGCCTTGATGACGATCATCTCAGCCAAAGTAGGAGCCCCAGGCAGACTCTTGCCGTCGGAGGTGGCGATTGCCTTGGCTGCAGTCTCTGGCTTGGCACGGATTTGCTTCCGATCCTCCTCAGCCTCCACAGACCGCTTGACCTTACGCAACGCCCACTCTCGATCGGCTTCTGAGGAATTCTGGTCATTCAAGAATGCCATAGCCCTTCGCTTGACACTGTCTCGCTGGGCTTTCTTGACCTCCTTCTTGTGGTTCGCCTTCACATGGGCAAACAAACTCGCCTTCCCGTAAACCACGGCTTCGCAGTGCTTACACACTTGCTTCTTGCCAACTGGAATTTCGGGCTCGCTGTCTGACTCACCCCTTTGCTCCTGGCGATCCTGGACCATATCACGGACCGCATCACGGTCTTCCTCATCCATTGCAGCCACCATGCACTTGATCCAGTCATAATCCCTAACCGCATGACCCTCCGCAACGTCCATCCTGGCAGAAATCTGCCTGAATTGGGCGTCGAGTGCCTTACGAAATGAGATTGGGTCTCTCCCATTGAAGAACCCGACAACAGCAGTCAGGGTATCCTTCAGGTCCTGGACCTCTTTCTGGAGCACGGCGATCTGCGCCTGGGTTTCCTTGTCCTGCTTTGGTGGAGGAGCTGCCAAAACACTGCTGTAAGTCACCACCGCAAATGGACAATCCTTATCCTTGTGAGCGCTCAAAGGCTTACACCCAACAAACTCGTCGGGAACCCTCAGGATCCAGTGTCCACACTTGCCGCATGAAATGTGCACTCCATGCTTTGACTTGGTGATCTTATTCTCAGCAGAGTCGCACATTGGGCAAACTCGAGCAGGCCAAGAAAGTTTTCCACAAGGCTGGTGTTTGACTGCCCATGCGGGCATTTTGACCTTGCGCTGTTGCTTAGGAGATTCACCTCCCTTTTGTACGCCTGCGTCACCGCTGGCGCTAGTTCGCCCATTGCTTTGGCTGGTGGCCATAACAATGGACAATGGGAT